TCGATATAACAAGACTGAACATGTCTATACCTTCGGCAAGGGAAAGATAGAGTTTTTCGGTGCTGATGAAGCAGACAAGGTACGTGGTCCCCGGCGGGACATTCTCTTTATCAATGAGGCTAACAATGTGCCTTGGGAGACAGCACGAGGCCTAGATATACGCACAGCCAAGTTTACCTTCGCTGACTGGAATCCTGCATCTGAGTTCTGGGCACATGAGTACTGGATAGGGCAGCCTGAGAACGCTTATGTACATTCTACATATGCCGATGCCTTAGATGTTCTACCGACGGAAGTGGTTTCTAATATTGAATCGAACAAAGACAAGGACCCAAACTGGTGGAATATCTACGGCCTGGGCAGGTTAGGGAAGATAGAGGGATTGGTTTATCCTTACTTCGAACAAGTTAACGAGCTCCCTGACCTGAATGGCTTCTATGGTTTGGATTTCGGCTTCTCCGGGGATCCTGCGGCGCTAGCTAAGTGCGTGATAATGGATAACAGCTTATATTGCCAGGAGCTATTCTACGAGAGGGGATTGACGAACCAGGACATTTCAATCCGTATGGGTGAATTAGGAATCAAGCGGCATCATGATGAGATATTCGCCGATGCTGCTGAGCCGAAATCAATTGAAGAAATCTATCAATATGGATTCAATATCAAGGCAGCACCCAAGGGCGAGGGTAGTGTGGAGTTCGGCCACCAGAAGGTCAGGCAGTATAAGCACTTCTGGACTAAGGATAGCGTGAATGGGGTCAAAGAACAGCGGAACTTCCGTTATATCGCCGACAAGAATGGCAAACTAACCGAGAAGACAAGCCACATGTTTTCGCACTTGATGGATGCCCGGAGATATGGCGTAGTAGGTATGGAAACTAGATGTGAGCCACAAATTAGGTGGGTATGAGGTTTTTCTGTTCAAATTTATCTAATCCATAGCGTAAGTTTTCAAGTATACCCCTTGAAGCATTTTTAGCGATTAGCTTTGGGTCAACTTGAAGTAGCATATTATTTGTAACATAACAAAGAGCAGTAACTCGCCCTTTTATAATAACGGTCTCGCTGTCACTAGTAATCCCGTAAGTGAATTCCGTAGGCATATATTGTAGAACATCAGCAAATTGAGGATATAGTTTCAGAAAATCTTCCTTTATCATAGTAAGGATAGTATAACACAATGATGAATATATTAGATAGAATACTAAGACGGAAACAGCCACGATGGAATTATGCGGGACCCTACACTTACAGCATACCTCCGCATAGGGAAACTAGCCAGTATGTCAAAGCCTATGGCGAAATTGGCTGGTTGTTTGGTGTAGTTTCCAAGATAGCCATTGGGGTAGCTGATACAAAGTGGAAACTTTACCGAATTAACCCAAATGGCGAAGATAAGGAAGTCAAGCAGCACCCGCTATTGGATTTGCTTTACTATTTTAACTCATTTCAGACAGGGCAAGAGGGGCAGGAACTTACCTCGATGTATGTCGATTTAGCGGGCGAATGCTTCTGGGTACTGAACAGGAATAGGCTTGGCGTGCCTGCTGAGATATGGCTGGCTCCTCCAAGCAAAATGAAGATAGTCCCGTCAAAGAAAGAGTTTATTGCGGGCTATGTCTATGGGGATGGCAATGAGGCTATGCCCCTGGAAGTAAGAGACGTGATACATATTAAGCTACCCAATCCAGCTAATATCTACCGAGGACTAGGCTATGTTGAAGCCCTGGCAGTTGATCTCGATGCAGAGGACTATGCCGCCAGGTGGAACCGTAACTTTTTCTGGAACTCAGCGCGGCCCGACGGGGCACTGGAATTTGAAGGAACATTAACTGATGAACAATTTGAACGGGTAAAGACGCAGTGGGCAGAACGGCACCAGGGAACAGATAAAGCGCATCGGACTGCCATACTGGAAGGTGGAGGTAAATATCACCAGATTGCTATTACTCAGAAGGATATGGACTTTGGTGGCCTTCGCAAGATGAACCGAGACAACATTCTCGGAGCATTCGGGGTTTCCCTGTCTGTCATGGGGATTTCACAGGATGTTAACCGTGCCAATGCGGAGGCTGGCGAATATACTTTTGCCCGGTGGGTGATCAAGCCCAGGCTAACAAGGATACGAGAGAAATTGAACGAACAGTTAGTGCCACAATTCGATAGTAAACTCCGATTGGATTTTGTTGACCCCGTCCCTGAAAATCAGGAATTGGCATTGAAAAAGGCAGTTGACGGAGTAAGGGGGGGATTTCTGACAATCAATGAGGCGCGAGCGATAAGCGGTTTTCCTGCTTCGCCATCGGGCGATGTGTTTCTGATACCAATGACGTTGCTGCCAACACCTGCGAAGGCAATAAGCTCATTACGGGCAAAGCGATTCTCAGAAGATACGAAGGCAACATATTGGCGGAACTATATCACTAAGACGGAGAATCAAGAAAAGCCCTTCATTGCGATACTAAAGCGCCTCTGGAACGACCAGGAGAAAGAGGTACTGGGCAAGTTGGAACATGCTAGTGGTCCCAAGGATGCCTTATTTGATATTACTGAATCTCAGCAGGCTTTTAAGAAGAATTTGAGGCCGTTAATCGTGCACATCTTCGCTGAGGCTGCCAGGGATGCTAATGCCCTGATTCATCCAGAGCCAGAGCATAGAAGCAAACAAGAGGACTACCCATTATCACCGGGGGCGCTAGAGTTTCTTGAAAGACGATGTGGCTGGCTGGCTGAGGAAATCAATGAAGAGACGGCACGGATGCTAAATCGTACTTTGATAGAGGGTTACAGGGAAGGCGAAAGCATGCCTAAGCTGGCGGATAGGGTGAGAGGTGTCTTCGACAATTGCAGCAAAATGCGGTCCTTACGAATAGCACGCACAGAGGTAATCATGGCATCGAATGAAGGTGCCTTATTGGGATACAAGGATAGCGAGGTTGTGGACAAGGCAGAATTTTATCCTGCTGATGGAGCCTGTGATGATTGCGTGGCATTAGTTGGGGAATACAGACTGGAAGATGCTCATGGGCGTATTCCCGTGCATCCTAACTGTCGCTGTGTGTGGTTGCCTGTGGTTTAAGGATATATCAGGACTTATTGAATAGGGCGGGTCAAATCCCGCCCCGACTCATTTAAGGAGGTTTTATGGCTAAAATAATGTACAAGACATTCAGAGCTGAAGTCAAAAATGTGGATGTAGAGACCGGCACTATCGATATGCTGATTCCAATGTCCACAGGGGCCATCGATAGGGATAATGAAGTTATCCGTCCCAGTGCTTGGAAACATACCTTAGTTGAATTCAAAAAGCGACCTGTGTTGCTATCCTCTCATAGCTACCAAGATTTGAGAAAGCAGATTGGAGAATTTGTAGAACTCAAAATTAGTGATGCAGGGCTATTGGCAAAACCTCGGTATTACATCAATGAAGGAAATGATGAGGTTGACTGGGCTTTTAAACTGGCAAGCAAGGGGCGTGCCGCTTTCTCAGTGGGCTTCATTCCTAATAAATGGGATGACGGGGATGGCGAAAAGGAGCCAGGGCGAACATACACGGAAGTCGAACTCTTGGAAATATCGCAGGTTGTTGTTCCTTCCAATCGGGATGCTATACAGGCGATGGTAGCAAAAGGAATTAGTGATTCAATTGTGCAGGATATTGCGACTGAAGTTCTTGCTGAGACATCCACGACTGACGGTAATGTTGACTATGACACTATCACCAAGCCTGAGGAGACGGACGATTATATCCGAATTCCAGTGGCCGAGTGCCAAATCACTGCCACGATCGATATAAGCAAGAAAGAGGGCATAAAGGCACTCTATTGTGGCAAGGACAAGAAGGTTGCTACCTACCTGTTCGATAAGCGGGACCCTTACAACTGGACGATGGAGAAAGCAAAGAAATGGGTAGAGGATCACAAATCGGCGAAGCCCGCTGAGGTAAGCCAGATGAGTATAGCGGATGAGCTTGATTATGTGAAATCGCTCATTGAGAAGGAAGGGCTGAATGAGGAGGCGGAGGTGGTGGCTTGGGATGTTGTGAGAGAGATCATGGGTTTTCGTGGAGACCACATTCCACTCGATATATTGGCAAAGGCTGGCGCTGTTTTGAGCGCAAAGAATAGGGGTGCCTTGAAGGAAGCACAGGCACTTATTCAAAGCGTTCTCGATAGTGCTGAATCCTCACACGAGGAGCCTAAAGAGGTTGACCCAACTACTATTGGTGATTTGATTGGGGAGACCATGAAACGAAAGCTTGCAGAGATGCAAGGAAAAATACAATAGGAGGTTGTATACAGATGGACAAAGAGGAACTACAACAGGTCATTGACTTGGCGGTTGAAAAGCAGATGGAGAAATTAATGCAGATTGACCGCAAGTTTGTGCCCGGTGAACCAAAGGATGAGGATGTGGACAAGGGCAAATTCAAGACATTCGGGGATTTCCTCTACAATGTCAAGAATAACCCCGGTGACGCTCGCCTGAAGGCTGGCTTATCTGAAGGCCTGGATAGCGCCGGTGGCTTTCTTGTGCCAGAGGAATTTCGCAACACAATCCTGATGACGGCTATTGAGAATGCCGTCATTCGCCCAAACGGGGCTACCGTTATCCCAATGCGCTCGGATACCTTAAACATTTCGAAGGTGCTTGATGTAGCACATTCCGCAGCCCTTGGAATTCATGGTGGCGTTATAGCCCATTGGACTGAGGAAGTTGGGGAGAAGGACGTAGAGGAGCCAACATTCGGGCGGGTTAAGCTAATCGCCAAGAAACTGACTGGATACACTTACGCCAGCGATGAGCTTTTGGCTGATAGTGCCGTGGGGTTGGAAGCCCTTTTGGTCAGGATGTTTGGTGAAGCTATAGCTTGGTACGAGGATGAGGCTTTCATTGATGGCAGTGGAGTCGGGGAGCCTTTGGGCATAATGAACTCAGGTGCGCTTGTGACCGTCGCCAGGAGTGCAGCTAGCGCAGTGGCTCTGGCAGACTTGGCAGGGATGTGGGCCAGATTGCTGCCTGCTTCCCACGGCAGGGCTGTTTGGCTGGCCAATCCTGATGTTCTCTCTCGGTTGGCGCAGCTTGCCAGCACAACCCTGACCTGGTTGCAAATGAATCAAGGCGTAGCAAAGACAATGCCTGGGACAATCTTTGGTCGTCCAATATACTTCACCGAGAAGTGCCAAACTCTAAATACTGTGGGTGACATTATGTTGGTTGACCTTAGCTATTACCTGATTGGTGATAGGCAGAAATTGACTGTTGCCAGCTCGTCTCACGTCCGGTTTCTGACCGATGAGACGGCCTGGAGATTCGTGCAGCGAGTGGATGGGCAGCCGTGGGTTGAGGACTACTTCACCCCTAAGCACGGTGCAACCCTGAGCCCGTTCGTTGTCCTTGCCGCTGGGTCTTAAGTGATAACGGCAAATAAACCAGGGGTAGGACATAACGCCTACCCCTGGAATAATCAATAGGAGGTAAAGAATGCACACATTTTTCGAGAATATCTTAGCGGCTGGTCCCAAATGCACAGAAGATTTGGGGGCTGAGACTACCATAGCGGATACCATCGAGACTGGCTGGTATAGTTTGGCTGAGTTCCACGCTTGCGCTGCTATTGGCATTGTGGGCGGTGCCGCAACTAACGATGTTATTACGCTCAGAATTTACGAGGGATCGGATGCTACAGGTGGTGGTTCTGCTACCCTGAGTGGTAAGACGGATACTTTCACGGCCACAGCAACCAATCACTTCGACATCCTGAAATTGGAAGTCAAGGGCGAAGAACTTAGCGATGGCTTCACGTTCGTCTGTGCCCGCATGTCTGGTGCGACCGATGTGGACGCCGCCTGCAATGGTGCGGTTTGCTTAGAGAAGTTCAATCCCAGGTTTGCTGCGGTGTAATGACCAGAAAGAGAAAGCTATCAGGCAAGAGAAAGGGAGGGGGTAAGGCCCCCTCCCGACCTTTCAAGGACAAGATGGTTAGAGAATCTAGCCGAAAGGGGGAATAGTGACAAAAGCTCTAATCACGGGAATATCAGGGCAGGATGGTTCATATCTGGCTGAATTGCTATTATCGAAGGGCTATGAAGTCCACGGGTTGATAAGACGCAATTCAAGATATGGAATCCCTAATATCGAGCATATCCTGAACAAGCTAGAGTTGCATTATGGCGATCTGGCCACTGAGAATCATATCAGTGCCTTAGTAAACGACATTAAACCAGACGAGCTTTACAATCTGGCTTCTCAATCGGATGTTGGAATCAGCTTTGAGATTCCCGAATATACCGGGGACATTACAGGGCTCGGTGTCCTGCGAGTGCTTGAGGCTCTAAAGAAATTCAGCCCCAAGACTAAATTCTACCAGGCTTCCAGCTCCGAACTGTTCGGCAATTCGCCGCCTCCGCAAAATGAGGAAACGCCTATGTCCCCGAGGAGTCCGTACGGCGCGGCGAAGCTCTATGGATTTGCAATTACCAAAATCTATCGGGAGGCTTACGGCCTTTTCGCCTGCAACGGCATATTGTTCAATCACGAATCGGAGCGAAGAGGGGAAAACTTCGTGACACGGAAAATCACAAAGGCCGCAGCCAGGATTATTAAAGGGCAACAGGACAAATTGTACCTGGGGAATCTGCATGCTAAGAGGGATTGGGGCTATGCTCCTGATTACTGTGAGGCGATGTGGATGATGCTACAGCATGATAGGCCCGGTGATTTTGTAATAGGGACAGGCATTGCTCATTCTGTTCGGGAGTTTGTGTCCAGGGCATTTGGTTTAGTAGGGCTGAATTGGGAGAACTATGTTGAAACTGACCCTCAATTCTATAGACCTGCTGAAGTCAATTACCTTCTGGCTGATTCTAAGAAGGCAAACGAGGTTCTAGGATGGCAGCCAAAGACATCCTTTGACAGTTTAGTTGAACGAATGATAGAGGGGGATTTCTATGAAGCTAATCTGGTTTAGCGTGGCACCCTGGGCCAATACCGGATATGGTGTTATCACAAGGGAGATAGTGCCCAGGTTACAAGCTGAGGGGCATGAAATCTGGATCGCCACAAAGCACTTTCACACAGGCGTTATAGAATGGCATGGATGTCCCGTATTCAATGGCATGGATTTGGATGTTGTTAATCGGCGAGTGGCACATGATAGTGTTGATCATATCATCACCCTGCTGGACATTTTCACCCTGAAGAAGACGCTGCTGAATTGGATTTGTTATTGCCCCATAGATACCCAGTGGATACTGCCGTCAATTGCGGCAAAGCTAAAAGATGCATCACTGAGGCTTGCAGTGACCAAGCATGGGCAGTCGGAAATGGAGCGCGTCGGTTTTAATTCGATGTATGTCCCCTGTGGTGTGAATACATCTATCTATAAGCCTGATGAGGAGAAAAGACAAGAAACAAGAGCAAAGTTAGGCTGGCAGGACAACTTTATCGTAGGTAGTTTGGGGATCAACTATGGGGATGAACGCAAGAATTATATGAGCCTGTTGATGGGCTTCAAGCTATTCCACGATGTTCACCCTGACGCCAGGCTTTACCTCAGCACGAATCCCAAAGACGAGACGGGTCAATGGAATCTGCCTGCAATCGCAAGTGAGCTTCATATAGACGAATTTATCCAATATAGCAACTATGATGAGCATGTTCTCGGGCGGGTATTCGAGGAGCAGATAGCTAACCGGTATAGGGCTTTTGATATATGTTGCCTTCCAACAAAGGGCGAAGGATTCGGCTTGCCGATATTAGAAGCGCAGGTTTGTGGCACTCCAGTAATTACAACTGCAACCACAAGCGGTCCTGAATTATTAAAGGGTGGCTGGTTAATATCTCCAGACAAGGATGATTGGGAATGGCACGGCAATAGCTGGCGTCCTAAGGTGACGGCATCGGCAGTTGCAGAAAAGCTTGAATTGGCATATCAAGCCTGGCAAGAAGGGAAACTAAAGGATATTGGCTTGCAGGGAAGCGAGGGTCTCCAGGAATACGATTGGGATAACGTTTTCGAGACTTACTGGAAGCCGGTATTGGCTGAATTGCCCAGATTAAAATGTAAGGTTCAACACTACCCGGATTACAGGAGCATCGCTGAGTTTTTCACTGGCCGCATTATGATGGCTGATTGCGGGCTTTTGTGTAAAGACAAACCTTGCAATATAAAGTTTCCACTCCTCCCTGGAGAGGAATCCAAAGTAGCACGGCCGCTGCTATCGAGGAGCTATCCTATTCGTCCTAGCGTTGACGGCAAGCTAATGGTTGACACTGGCTGCCCGATGCACAAATGGCTGTCGAAGCGGTTTATGGCTGAATGCGAACGTGCGTGGGCTTATCTATGGGGATTCCCTGTAGTAAGGCGATTCATTCGGGATTATTCGGGACCTGGTGTTAGTGAATATATCAAGGTAAGCGAGATTACACGTGACTTTGACGAGGAGTACAAATGGGCGATGCAAAGCATTTACAGGACTAATGCGCCCAATTTGAATGCGTACATTCCTGAAAATGGCACAGTATTGGAAGTTGGTTGCGGTGATGGCAGAAGGGTTAAGGCACTTCAGGATGCTGGATTTAATGCTATCGGTGTCGAGATAAACGACGCTTGGTTGAAAGACGAGTTGGTTTTGAAAGGTGACGCAGAGCAATTGCTATTCGATGATGACAGTTTCGATGTTGTCATTTCAATAGACCTCTTGGAGCACCTGGAGCATCCCTTGAAGGTTCTGGCTGAGATGTTCAGGGTAAGCAAAGATAAGGTGATTGCCTTTGTCACCCCTTCCGAGGACAGGACATTCTGGGAAGACCCTACCCACAAAGTTGAATGGGATATACAACGCTGGATGCGTGAGCTTAACGAGTTTGGCGAAATGGTTGACCGATTGAAGCCCACGGGCTTTATTATGAAAAAACGGAGGTGAAATTATGGCTGCAACAGTTACAGTAAAAGAAATAACAGGGGCGACTGATGCCAAGACTTATACCTTAGTCGCTACTGATTCCCCTGGTAGATATTGCACAGCAGACGATCCTGCACCTGGAACCGGTAATCCAATCCCTATTCCCAGTTCGGGCGATTACTATTCCTATTGGAAATCCCATTGTCTGGACTTGGCAGGTACATTCACCAAAATCAACAATATCGACTGGTTTACCGATGGGACTTTGGCATGGACGCTAGGGACAGGCGGCAATATCCTTGTTGGCACATCAACAGCAACCGAGGATGGTTGCCCCGATGCAAGCTATGACCAGGCTGAAGGGACAGCAGGTACAACAGGCGAGACAATCGATGCCAGCCATAGCTATTATGCTGGTGCTGCTGGCGGTGTTGTGGCTGCTACAACCTATGTGACTGGCGGTAGGCTCCCGGTGGATGACTATGACCACACAGCAACAGGCAAGACGAAGCACGTTGTGACACAGGTGCAGGTGCATGACGATGCCACCCAGGGCGAACAGGCAGACGAAACATTTACCTTTGCCTATGACGAGATTTGATTATGGGCGTTGCCAAGCTTCAAATGTTCTGGCTGGCTGAATATGAGGACGGCCAGGTGCTGCCTCAATTCGATCCCGAAGATGGACATGAAAATCTATTCTCGGAGATTGAGCAGAACAGGCTCGTGAGGTTCACCTGGCATCCTTTCACTGATAAGCTGGCTCAGAAGGTGGAAGTGGCCGAAGTTAATCCATTGCTCAATCCTGTGAGCGTGAAGCTCAGAAATGGAG